TGATTTAGATTTAAGTGGCGGTGGTGGAGGTGGTGGTCAAACTAACTTTACTCCGTTTACTGGTGGTCCACAATGGAATCCAGCAAAAATAGGTTTAGCTGCTTTACCTATGTCAATGATGGGTTCTGAAGGATTTTTACAAGGTTTGATGGGAAGCTCTACGGAAGGACAACCTCAACAAACAGATTTTAATCAATCTCAAAAACAACAATCAGGAATGTTGGACGCTCAAAATAGATTTTCTAATGCTTACAATCAATACGCTAATAGGGGCTTTAACAATTCTGGTTTTTTTAATTTTTTAAATCAAGGTCGTGGATAAATGACATATTTAGATATAGTTAATAATGTATTAAGACGGTTACGGGAAGACACTGTTTCCGACATTACTGAAACAACCTATTCCACTATGGTAGGTGATTTTGTTAATGACGCTAAAAAATTCTGTGAAGATTCTTGCGATTGGTCAGCATTACGGACGGACATAACAGTTACTACATCAAGTGGAACATCAAGTTATTCTTTAACAAATAGTGGTGAAAGCACTAAAGTTATGTACGCTTTAAACGATACAAAAAATTGGTTTATGGATTATCAAACACAAAAATGGTTTGCTGATAAATATTCTATAGGAACACCAGCGGATGGAAGCCCTAGTTATTACACATTTGATGGTCTTGATTCCAGTGATGATACTAAAGTAAAACTTTATCCAAAACCTAATGCTACTGAGTCAGTAGTCTTTACAGTAATTAAAAAACCTGTGGCTTTATCGTCTAAAACAGACACAATGGCAATTCCCCATACACCTGTTATACACATGACTGTAGCTTTGTTAGCTAGAGAACGAGGGGAAACTGGAGGAACAACAGCATCGGAATACTTTAATTTAGCTAATAAATATTTAACTGATGCTATTGCTTTTGATGCGTCTAAACATCCTGAAGAAACTATTTGGTATACACCTTAATGGCTCAAGAATTACAAAACTTAGCAATTACAGCTCCTGGATTTAAAGGAGTCAACACACAGGACTCTCCTGTTAATGATGATTTTTCCTTTGCTTCAGTAGCGGAAAACTGTATTATTGACAAGTATGGTCGTATTGGTGCTAGAAAAGGAATTAAAACAGTTACCTCAAGTTTAACTCCATTAGGTTCAAGTGCAGGATTAGAATCCGTAGGAGAATTTTTAGATGCCAGCGGAAATAATTTAATTTTTGGCGGTGGAAACAATAAAATTTTTAAAGGTACATCCACTAATACAGTGTTGACTGAAGTATCTTTACCTGGAGGTTATTCAGTATCAGCTAATAACTGGAAAATTGTAAACTTTAATAATAGTGCTTATTTTTTTCAACAAGGATATGAGCCTTTAGTTTACTCTAACTCCGCTGGTTTACAAAAGATGTCAGCAGTTACCAGTGCAGCAGGAACACCTCCACAAGCTAATGAAGTTATTGGTGCTTATGGTAGGCTTTGGGCAGCGGATTTTGCTACTGATAAATCTACAGTGTACTGGTCTGATTTATTAGGTGGACATAAGTGGACAGGGGGTTCATCAGGTTCTATTAATTTATCTAATGTATGGCCTGATGGGTACGATGAAATAGTTGCTTTAGCTGGACATAATGGATTTTTAGTTATTTTTGGTACTCATTCTATTATAGTATACTCAGGAGCTACTTCACCTGCTAGTATGACTTTGGAAGACACAGTTAGTGGTGTAGGTTGTGTAAGTAGAGACAGTGTAAAATCAACAGGTAAAGATTTAATATTTTTATCTAGTTCAGGCGTAATAAGTTTAGGAAGAACAATTCAAGAAAAATCTATGCCTATTGTTACTGTGTCTGCTACGGTTACTGATGACGTTGTATATTATATTTCATTAGAGTCGGACAAAAAGAAAATTAAAGCTGTATACAGTCCTGAAGAATCTTTTTATTTATTAGTATTCCCAACTAGCGATCTTATTTATTGTTTTGACATGAGGGCTGCTTTAGACAATGGAGCAAGTAGAGCTACAACATGGTCAAGTACAACTGTTTTAACAGGAGTTAGAACCATAGCAGGAGATTTGTTTTTTGGAGGCTCTGCTGGATTAACACAGTACGATGGATATATAGACGGAACTTCCAGCACTTATCACATGAGGTATTTTAGTAATGAGCTTTCTTTTCAAGACCCTTCAAGACTTAAGATACTTAAGGAAATAAACTTGATTATGGTTGGTGGTCAAAATGTAACTGCTACAGCTAACTGGGCGTATAATTTTTCTAACGGTTTTTCACAACAATCGTTTACTATAGCTGACGTTACATTAGCAGAGTACAACGTATCTGAATACAATACGGCTGCGGAATATTCCAGTGGTATTATTATTGCGGATGATACAGTAAAAACCACAGGACAAGGTAAATCAGTTAAGGTGGGAGTAGAGGCAATTATTAATGATAACGCTCTCTCCTTACAACAAATGAATATTAAAGCATTGATAGGTAGAATGACATGAGTAACTACACAAAGACAACAAATTTTCTTGTTAAGGATTCTTTGGCATCCGGTAACGCTGCTAAAGTTGTTAAAGGTTCAGAAATTGATACTGAATTTGACAACTTAGCAACTGCTGTTGCCACTAAAGCGGATACGGCTAGTCCTACTCTAACGGGAACGGTTAGTGCTACTACCGTCAATGTATCAGGAACCCTCACGGCAGGGACTATTGAAGGAGGGACATACTGATGGGATTATCAGATCATTGGGATAAAATATTTGGTTTAGGTACGGGTGCTGCTGGTGTTGCTGGTATTGATTATGCTAAGAAAAAATTTGAAGATTTAGGTGGTCAAACAGGATATGGTTACAGTACACCACAAGGAGATTTAAAAGGAGCTTATGAAATAGGTGATATTGCTT